CTAAACTACAACAACATTTACGCAACAAAGGAAACAAGTTAATACAGATGGATTTTAAGAAATTTTCAGATACATTACCACATGAATTTGTTGCTGCAGCTTTCACTGTCATAGGACTTTGGTATGAACATTATAATTTGTTAACACCTGAAGTTAGAAATTTGATAAAGACCATAGCCTACGATATTATGAAAGCAAAAATTTTAATTCATGATAAAGTTTATGAATTACAAAATGGAGTTTTACAAGGACATCCTTTAACTGCAGTGATCAACTCATTGGTCAACCTAATTATGCAAGTCTATATGTGGAATAGGTTGACTCTTTGCAGACCAATTGAATTTTTCAGTTCCTGCTATATTATGGTTATGGGTGATGATGTGGTGATATCAGTACCACCAAATCACACACACGACTATAATTGTAGCCGATTGGTTTTGCAATTTAAAGAGGAGTTAGGAATTGAAGCTACAGATGGAGATAAAAATAAAGTGACTAAGGATTTCGATGACTATGAACATTTCGAATTTTTATCAAGAACTCAAGTAAAACACCCATTTCGTAAAGGAATCTATTTAGCACCACCTAAAATGACATCATTGTTTGACTGTCCATTATGGATGAGGACTACTGTGAACATTGAGGAACAATCGGTAGAAGCCATACAAGCTAGTCTTTTATTGGCCTATGGACACGGACCCATATTCTTTGAGAGGTTTAAGCACTTATTGTTAACAGCAAAAAACGTGCCGTCCCATCCTTATTTTACATGGTATGAAATAGATAGATTGTTTTACGGAGAGTTAATGTCAGATGAAATAATCACACCGAAGAAGAAGAAAGCAATGCTTCATGAGAGGGCTGTGGAGAAGCAACCACGGGTGTCTCAATCTTTGGATACAGTTAATGTCACACTTAATAGGTCGGATTCAACGAGGGAAGTTGAGAAGAAGAAGCCACAGGCATCGCAAGTGATGTTGGCCGAGTTGGAACGATCCGATTTACCGCATGACGAGTTCCTCGAAATGAGCGACCGTGGTGGGAGAACGTGTAAGTGTAGATATAACTGTATGCAAGAATTAGAGAAGAGAGAAGAAGAAGCAGAAAGTAGAAGAAAACCAATATACGAAGAACCTGACTATGGCGTTAAGTTTCAGGGGGGCAAATCCGATGAAATCGGGCCAACCACCTCCGCGCAGCAAAACGACCGATATATGTCTCAACAACTTTCAACTGTTGACGGGGTTATTGAGTTAGACATTAATGATCACAAAGGGAAAGAACGTATGCCACGAGCCCACATGAGTATGTCGGACGTGTTATTACATCATCGAATTAACCCAACAAAGTTCTTTATGTTAAAATACTTGGAAAAGGATTTGGAACGGCACGTAGGTAGTAGACGCAAACGTGCAATCCTCAAGGAAGCTGAAAGTGTGTTGCCGAAAGCAGTACGGCTGCAAGGTACCCGTAAGGGGAATGCGACACCGGAAAAGCATGTCACAGAAGTTGCCGAAAGCAGTACGGCTGCAAGGTACCAGTAATGGGA